GACTCTTTTGTCGTAGTCTATTCCAAGTTCAGTTGCTTTTTTAAGTAAGTCTTCTCTTTTCATTTTATTCCTTTTTATTTGTTTATGTCGAATGTTCCAGACGTGATAGTGATATTATGTCCACCTACTGCCCTATCCATCCCTGCTGTCATTGATACTGTTTCTGCCCCACCTGGGAACGCTACTGAAATATCACCATCTGCCATACAGCTAATTAACTTAACACCGGTAATTGTCCCAGTCGTCAAGGCACTAAGCCCCTTTTGGATTTCCATTGCTTGTACATTTTTTAACATGATCTTTCCTTTTATCTTATTGGCATAAGCCTAAACGAGAAGACTACTCAAAGTCTCCTCTATTAGTCTTACGACTCTGCTGACTCAATACGATACATCCACGAATCATTTAATATCTTCGTGATGCTCCAAGCTGTCCATCCGACCGATGATCTCTGGTTAAGTGGATCTGTTGTCCCTCCTGAACCAAGAGGCTTCACAATCGAAGTGATGTTCTTTTGCCCTCTAAGAGATACAATACCATAAGCATTTTTCCCAAAGATAAGTGTCGCATAAACATCAACACTAGAAGCTCCTGCACCATCAAAAACTTTCGCTTTTGTAGTTTCACAGAATCTAACATTTTTATACGCACCGATTTCACTCATATCAATAAGTGTTTGAGATGCATACTCTTCTGAGCCTTTGAACCCAGTAAATGCTTCGATTGTCTCTGTTGTGTCTGTGTGACAAATACCAACGAATGAAGCTCTAATAGGTGCTGTACCTACTTTAACTGTTCCCTGGATAACTTCTGTAAACTTCTTAGCATTCTGCCCTTTAAGCGTTTTGATCGCTGTCTTAACGTCTGCTTCAAGGATTACTGATGCTACAGAAACTCTGTTTGCTACTGAGTTGGCATACCCAACGGCTGTACCTGCTACTAGAACATCTCTTGTAACTTCATCGATAGTTTCCCCACCTTGTTCCCCGAGTACGTCTGTTGCTTCTTTAACAGCATTGTCTTCAACCATAAGCTGAACTTTATCAGTAAGAATTGTGAAATCTCCATACTGTAAAAGTGTTGCTGTCGCGTCTGTAACGCTCATTTGTGAACCTGACGGAGTTACGCCCTCTGTTAATGCTGTTGTAGCTGTTGGAAGAGCGTTCCATTTTCTAAACTTGATAGAATCTGAACTGTTCTTAGGCATTGGGCGTCTTTGCCCGAATTTGTCGTGAAGTAGTGCTGGGATAGCTCTTTCTAATAGGTTTCTATCATAAAAAGCTGATACGCCTGCTGGTACTTGTGTGTAAGTTGTATTACCCATCTGTTATCCTTTATAGTCTAAATGCAACGTAAGTACATACGTCACTTGTTGAAAGTGCTGCTGCTGCTACATCAAAACCATTATCGTTTAATGTAATGTTTGCACCACCTGTTGTAATCACACCTGTTGAACCAGTTGTAATAATGTCTTCTGTTGCTGATCCCGTGTTAATGATCTCATACGAAATATTTGTTGTTACGTTATATACTTTTACATACGATACCGAACATCCGAGAGTTAACACCTCTTCTGCGCCGGCAGCACTTGTAAATTGTCCTGTGAATACATGTTTCATTTCAATTCCTTCTGCTTGATAAAGGGGTTACCCCTCTAATCTTTTCAATATTGCTTCATAAGCTTCATCACTACTAAATGAGTCCGTCTTAATTTCACCTCTGGGTTTTGTTCTCCCTGATTTTCTAACTGCAACCTCTTCATGGTTTACTTGTGGTTTCTTCTCTGGCGGTGGTGCCTTTTGTTGTCTCGCTTGTTCTATCATAGAATTCTTGACATTTGAGTAAAAACTTGCAAACGCATCGGGGTTATTAGAGACTAAGTTTCTTTCCATAGTTGGTAGTTGTGCAAGTTGTACCTGCATTTGTGGTAATACTATTTCAGCATCACCACTCTTAACTTCGTTTACTATGGCATAGAATGTTTCTGGGTTCTTAGCCATTACATTTATTACCGCTTCCGGCAATTCACGCTCTACACTCTGTAGTCTTTGGAAGAGTTGCTCATCTTGTGATACCTCTTCCATCATTTCGGCTACTTGTGGGGATAAGAATGGTTCCTCTTTTGGTTGAGAGGGACCTTGTTCAATATCAACATCCACTAAGTCAATGGGATCAACTTCTGCTGTCTGTATAATTTGTGCTAACGCTTGCTTATCACCTTTTTTAGCTTTCTCTAAAAGGTCCAGGTCTGCCTTGGTTGTCTTTCTGAGGTTCGCTACTTCTTGGTATTTATGTGTGATGTCGAAGTTCTGCTGTGCCATATTAACGGCTTCTTGCTGAGTGACTTGGATTTCTTTACCTCTCCACTTAAGAGTTACCATTTCTTTGGCTTCCTCTACTTGTGGTATTTCTTCTGTCTCGTCTTCGGTAGGTGCTTCTTCTTGTGGTTCTTCTACCTCTTCAACTTCTTCCGTAGCCTCTTCATCATCATCTTTCGGTAGTTCTGCTTCCACTTCTTCACTGACATCGTCATTAGCTTCATTGTCTTCACCATAAAATACTTTATCATACTCTTCTTGTTCGGCCTGTGCTTGATCTTCTTCTGTTTGCTCAACTTCTTCATTGAGTTCTTCTACAAGTTCTTCACTCATGCTTATTTCTCCTCTGCTTCAAGTTCTACTAAACTTTCTTTGGCATTTTCATAATCGTGTTCAACTGTATCAAGGAATGACTCAAAAATTAATCTGCCATGAATCTGATCTTTAAGTTTCCCTAGTAAGATAAGACCTTTTTCAAGTTGCTCTTGTGGAACCCTTGCTTTCATTTGCTCTTCTTCTATGTGACGGATATTGTCCCAAAGGTATTTTGCACCGGTTGTTAAAAACAATTCATCAAACAACTCTTTAAACTCTGGGGTCTTTCTTAGTTTCTCTAATGCTTTCCCTGTTTTAATGCTGCTGTTTATTGCTTTTAGCATTTCTCTGTGTTCTTTTTGCTCTAATGCTTGTGTTTCTGGGTCGATTACTTCGTCTTGGTTATTCATTTTGATGAATCCTTTTTATTGATTTGGTATCCCTTGGTTTGGATTTCCTTGCTGTTGCTGCATCATCATTACTATCTGTTCATGCATTTCTGGCGGTAAACTCAGTATTTGTTGCAAGGCTTGTGTTTGTGCTTGTTGTTTTGCTTCTGCAACTGAGGCAAGCTCTTGCGATAGGTCTTTAAATCCCCACAATTCCTCAAGTTCTGCGACCAACTTGGTTATATGGTTTGCTGGTACGGATCCTGATGCTATCATTGGAGTTATCATTTGAAGCATTTGGATTACTTTCTGTGCCTTCTGTTCTTCTGAACCGGCAATGGCCACATTTACAGTTAAATCAAAATTCCCTTTGATATCGTCTTTTGATACTTCTGTGTATTGATCTCCGACTACTCTTAGGGCAATACTTTTATCTAGAAACTTCTGATTGTATGCTATCCATTTTCTAAATAATGGCTTCATAAACTGTTCAGCAAACCTTGTGACGGTTTCCCATGTTCTCATTTGTGACTGATTCATTATCGCTGTAATGCCTGTCGCTGTTTTATTCAGAGACTTTGCATCAAGGCCTTGATTATAACGCGTGATACCAGACTCATTCTCCCCCTCTGCTGTGAAGAGTTCATACATTTGCTGTAGTGAGTTTGGTATCTCATTGTGGACCTCTGGCTGATAACCGTTAATATCATTCCATTCAACGATGGTCCCTATCTTGGCTTCTTTGAGTCTTCTACTGTTAAGGACGTCTATTGAGCCTTTCTGAACGTGTTTCATGCCATTGGTAGAGTTAGCCATTAGATCAATAAATGTTCTCATAATGGCTGATTTCACTTTTGTTGTATCTTCTAAGTAATGAGGAAGTCCATTTCCAAAGAAACTAAAAGGAATAGGCATAAACGGTGTTCCGATAAAAGGTGGTTTCTCATCTGGGAAAGGGTTTGGACCTATCTTTAATATGATGTTCCCACTCCATACGCATACAATAGGTTCTGCTATTCCGTCATTGTCTATATCAATATTGCCATAATATTCATAGATAGTGATTTGATCTCGACCTGATATATCATCCTCATTTACTTGCCCCTGGTTCTCTAGGTCTGTCTGTCTTGCAGTGCCAAGCCCTGAGTCTTGGGTGTCTGTTCCTGTGCCTATGATTTGATCTACGTTCTCATAGATACCGTTTTTATTATAGGCTTTGTCTTTCTTTCTTAGATCAGAACGGTTGGTGTCTATTCTTTGAATACAAGCATCTGAATCTTCTATGGAGTCACCTATAATAAAGAAATCTTCATTTTTTATAGGTTCTGCGTCTGGTCTTGAAACTGTGGTCGTTGTGATTGTTGCAGTACCTTTGGATATGATCTCAGTCATGTTCCCAATAGGTGACTCCATTGGATCAATTTGAACCTCAGCCCAATCCGTTATGTTTATCTCTGCTCCCTGCATAGCAAGATCATCTACCTGCTGTTGAGTGAACCCCTCGAAAGGGATTATTTCTTCTTCTTCTTCATGCTCCCATCCTAAGCGTGCTACTATTGTTCCCTCTGTTGCGAATAAAGAAAGAGATGTGTGGAGGAATTGGTATTTAGGAAAGTCATTATTGAATTGATAGTTAATTAAAGTGTTTTGAGATTTGGCATTTTCCATATCGTCAAAAGTTCTTGGTGCAAAGTCCGCTATATTGTTGGCACTCATAAAAGGTTTGATAGCATTTGGTATCCACCAGTTAACTGCCTTTTGTGCTTCTTTGGCTACATACTTGGACCGTCCCTCGACTTCATTGCCTAGAGACTTTCCGTCTACTAAGTCTCTCCATGTGGTAATCTTATCATCAATGGTAGTCTTAGCTTTCTTAGCTGTCTCCAGGTCTTCTTTACATATCTGTAAAACTTCTGTATCAGACAATGGAACACTTTTACTCTCTACTTGATCTTCTTCTGATTCGATAATAACTTCTTCCATTGTATGTATTCCTTTGGATTTGCATCAATTATAACATAAATCCAATTGATTAACTTAATAAGTTTTATTTATTTTCTGTTCGGCTCGATTTTTTGTATAATTATCAAAAAGGATATAAAGTGAGCAAGTTACATAATTTTACAAATAGTGGATGGGGGAATAATCTAGAAAATAGTGGTGCCTGCTGGAGCATTAATGGTGCAGTTGGTTCTGGTGATTTCTTTTTAATAAACAACGTGTGGTATAAGGCTATAGAATCAAAACCTTGCGGAGACCCAAAAGACATGAGCTTTATTAAGTCATATATCACATTAGGGGAACTAGAGAAAAACGAAGTTGCTTCTGTGAGTTTCTTAGAAAAAGAATACCAAAAATACTACAAAAATAAAACACTACATTCTTTCCCTTTGAAATAATATTATGCTAGAATTACTACATAAAATCAAAGAATACACGGAAGCTGGGATAATATTAAATCATATGTATCTCTTTTATGAACTTAAAGAATTGATTAAAAAAGGTTAGGGACAGAGCTTTCTTGCCCGATAGCTTCTCTCGATACACTTGCTAATACATCTGTAAAATATGACAAAGCTAAACTGTCTGCAAGGTCCGGTGATCTCCCTAACTCTTCCTTTATTTTGTCTTTCGGTATTATCTTGGCTTTCCCTGTTTCGTTGAAGCTGTATTCGATAGATAACAGTTCTTCCATTAGGTTTTCATTGTATGGGATAGATAAGCCTCTTTTAACGGCCTCTGACAGTTTAAAATATGATTCCGCTCTTTTGTTCATATATGTTTTCTCATTTGTGGCCTTGAACCCAAAGTTACCATCAACTGCGAAATATCCTTTGCGCACCAAGATATCGTAAACACCAACACCAAGCCCTATTGTATCAACTATTATTGCATCTGCTTCATAGATATTCGATATGTGTCCTGCCCAATCTGCAACTTCTGTAATGGATAACTTCTTTTTTTCTAAGATAACCTTGACCCAAAGGCCGGACCTTACTGTTAGCACTGTGCTGTCTGAACCATATCTAGCTACATCAAGCCCTATGATCGTTGCACCACTTGCTTTGCCTGGTAGGTCCATAGCATTTTCAAGGTCTTTATATGAGAACAGCTTATTTCCTGTAGTATCAACATAACCACCTAGAAAGATATGATGATATTTGTTTGGATCCTGTAGCTTCATTTCTTCGGCTTCGTCTTTGATTACTTGCGTGCAAAATGGGTTTTTATCATAATTTATGTGAATTAGTATTGAATTTTTCTTACTGTGTGAAAGCTTCTCGATAGGGTCCGTTCTCGTCATCGGGTTCCATGTGAAGAACAACTTAGAACCCTCTGCTCTTATTGTGGGGATTAGCAAGTCTAATGATTTAGCACTAAGGTTTTGGGACTCCTCTGACCACACTAAAGAAAAGTTTTCTAGTGATTTAATGCTGTCGATAGTATGTTGCTGCGCTCCATTAAATATCATTACGCCAGACCCATACACATTTTTAATTTCTGTTTCAGTGATTTCAAAATAGCTTTGTAGCTTATGATATCGTATTCTATCTTCTATAAGTTTTTTAGAAGAGTGTTTGATTGATTTTTGAATCTCTCTTATGCATAGAGTGTTTGTGTCTGGCTCTCTTATTATGTGGAATAGTATTCTGTCTGCTACTGCAAAACTCTTTCCTGATCCTCTTCCTCCCTTAAGAAAGTAGTACCTTACATCTTCTTTATATATTCCCTCTAATTTTTTAGGGCATTCTATCTGCAAGGGTATTTCACTTAAACACTACTTTGATCTCATTGACTTTCATTTCGCCTGTTATTTCGGTTTCTGTTTTATCTCTCCACCCAGCTCTATTTTTTAGGAAAAATATTTGTGCTGAGGTATTGCCCTCAATAGCTGTGTTATATAGAGCATTGGTGACATTTCCTATTGCTTCAACAGATCCTCTCTTTATTGCTTCCGATAATTCCTCATCTTCTTTAAGCATATCATAGAGTGTTGTTTTGCCCATTCCAAGCTTATAGGCTATTTGGGACTTGTTTAACCCAATGCCTGCTAACTCTTCGGCTTGCTTTATCATCTTTGGCGTTACTATCTTTTTTTTATTCGCCATACTGTCTTCTTGCTGTTAGTTTTTTGGTTGTTCCCATCTGTGAATCCTTCAACTGTTTAAAGCATTATAGCATATTCTTAAAGTCTGTCTTTGTGATAACTGATCTTTTTTAAATGCTCACATGCTTTCCTTTTGTCTTATCTCTTCTCTTACTCTCTTTAACACCCTTTTCATGTATTTCTTTATTTTTCTAATATGGCTATAGGCAAACTCATAATAATAGATGTCTGCATCTTCATCATCTCCGACATAGCTTAAAACAAAATCCCCTCTTTCTGCAATCTTGTTTAGCATATCATACGCCCCTGCATTTATACGGTCTGCATCTTTTCCTTTTTCCATATTAGAATATAGTTGCTCTAACAGGATTTCTGTTTCAAAATCTTTGTCTGGCTTTGAAACATGTAGCCTATAAAAAGCGTTAACTGCCAACTCCACAGCATATCTCTTATCGCTTCCTTTTTTCAGCTGTGAAAGGAATAGTCTCTTTTTAACAGAATACACTTTATCCTTAAACCCTTTAGAGTCTACAACTATATTTTTCCCATCTTTTGTATAAGCGAAATCTGAAATATATATTATTGCCCTTTGTTTTGTCACACCACTTTTTGTTGAGTTGGTTTGATATGATATTGATACACATAGGTTAAATTCTTTTTGTAAGATTAGGTTTTCTATCTCGCCACGCCTTAACTGTTCAAATAGTTCTACAGCATGTGATCTTTCGAGTTTTGACATAAACTCATAAACAGCCCCCTGAAATATGTAACTACATTTTTTGTTGTGATATTTATTTTTCATTTAAAGTTCATGACCTCCTCTATATTATTGTCGATAATGTACTGTTCTCTTATTTGTGCAGCATGTATTGGTGTGTCATATATCCCTAAATATTTCTTG